GAACTCAGAAGGGGTGGTGTTCCTATGGGTGCTAGACCCGGTATGGGTCAGAATGTTGGTCCTGATAGACCTCCTATGCAGCAACCTATGGGATTACTTGCGTAATGACTCTTGAGGAGATTCAGGCGAGGTTATATAGCAGTACAGGTATTACTCCTGTTAAATCTGGCATTGGTTTTGGGAAGTCAGCAGTAAGGGATGAGAATATAGCGCGTTTAGCCTCTTATGAGGGATATACTGCGTTAGATAAACTAGCTATGGATGCTATGAAACAGGGGTATAATGTAGAAGACCCCACTAAAACAATGACAGGATTATTAGGGGTTCTTTCTCCGAATTTATCATTCGCATCTCAAGATGCAGCAGCTCCTAGAATTGCTACGAAAGTGGCGATGGATACTGGAATAATTCCTAAAACAGAAGAAACGAATATCCCCGGTATTATTGCACTGTTAGCTGGTAGCTATACAGATAGAATAAATGATTACTTACAGAACTTCCAAGACTTGCCGGATATAAGGCAAGCCATTGAAAATATTGATGAAGAAGATAAATTACCACCGGGCATTACAATTGGATCACCATCTTGAGAACAGCTAAACAAGAAACATTTATCGAGCAGTATTGCCTACACGGTAATGCCGCTAAAGCTGCGTCCACCGCTGGTTACTCCCATCCTAAGCAACGAGGGCATGAGCTAAAGAATCAGTTTGAGACTCAGATTGAAGAGCGCACCAAGAAGATGATAATGGATTGCGTACCCGGTGCCTTAACCCAGCTTAAAACCCTTTCAGAAGGCGCTGAAAGCGAGTCTGTGCGACTTGGAGCAGTAAAGGATATACTGGACAGGGCTGGCCTCAAACCGACTGAGAAGGTCAAAACAGAAATTTCCCATGTGGAGACTGCATCTACTGATGAGTTGAAAAGAGAACTGGAGGCTCTAACAGGGTCTAGCTCCATATCGGAAATACCTGATCTGGTGAACTGATACGCCATGACTCCAGAAGAGGTAGAATTATCTAGAAAATTAAGACTAGAGAATGTATCTTTAAAGGATATAGCTAAACAGCTTAATACATCAGAATCTACTATATCGAGAGCAACCTCTGATCTTAGCACGAAAAAGGCAAGAAGATTATGGACTCAAGATGAGTATATTAGGTTAGAGGGGTTAGTAAATCAGTTAAAGAAAAAGGGTAACTGGCCCCCCAAGGGTGGATTAAGTTATTTGGGGAAGACAATAGTAAATGTGGGTGAGGCGGCTAGACACCCGACAGGGGTTAGAAAGGCGATGGAAGAGTTGGGCCTCGATGTGAGTTGGGTACAAATGGGTCAATCAACAGCGGAACATAAAATAGCAAAACAAAAGCTAAAGAAATTAATTAATAGTCCTGATTATCCGAAAGATTTAGACGAGATAGGTGAGTTAATAGGTATTGATAATCGACCTACTTTAAGTAGATGGATAAGAGCATTAGGGGTAGAACCAAGAGACTGGCCTAGTGGTAATATAAAATGGTCAGATGCTAAGTGGGCTAAGTGGGAAGCGGATAAATTAGCCGAGCTAGAAGGAAATCTTCCACCAGAAAAAATACATGGTCAAAAGGGTGATGTATCTTTTACAGAAAAATTTAATTCTGCTACAGAAGCTAATAAAAAAAGGTATTTAGATGCTATAAAAAACCACGATGATATTCCATTAGAGGGGGAAAAATATTCGGAATATTATAGAGCTAGGATGAATATAAATGAGAGACATCTTCGGCTACAGAATATAATAAGGGCTGATAATCTTTCTTCATTAGATGATCTATCACCAGAGGAAATAGAGAAGGTAATACAGGGAAGGGGTTACCATAATTATAGAAACCTAGTGAGAAGGGCTGAAGTATATGGGTACGATACAGTAGAGTTACCTGATGGCAGTAGATCAAATGATGTAAAAGATATAATTAAAAGTACCAAACAGAGGATAGGAACCACATTATTTGCTAGTGCGGATGATTTGGAAAAGATAAAAGAAATGGCTGTCCAAGCCGTTAGGGAGCAAGTAGAGGGATATTTAAAAACCGGGGAAGTTCCCCCAATACGGCACATGGGGCATATTGTTCCATACGGAAGCCCTATCGTTCTTAATCCCGGAACTGAATTCGAAACCATGCATGGTGGTTGGGTTGACTCACCAATAAAGAAAGATGCTATCGTTGGTGGTGTGGGTACTACGACAGTGGGGAATTTGGAGTTACAAGAGGGTTTTGATAATCGGTCTCAGAAAAATGTTCTTACGCCAGCTCAGCAAGAAGAGGTAAATGAGGCTCATAGAAAGTGGATGAAGTCCAAAGGGTATGGTTTCGCTTTGCCTTGGGGGTTAGGAGCTGCGTTGACAGTCGGATCGTCTATGCTTCCCGGCGTATCTGAGGCGAACACGGCAACAGGGAGAATGCGCCAAAATCTAACAGACCCCAACTTTTTGATCGATGCCTTTACTGGAGTGGATTCAAGGAGGTTTGGGAAAGATTACAATGAAAGTTTGTTAGATACCACAGGTCAAACATTCGGAGAAAGATTGGGTGAGTCTGCTGATTGGTGGAAAAAGAAACTTAATATTTGGGACTAATATGCCAATACAAAAATGCAAACTAAAAGGTGGTAAGTCAGGATGGAAATGGGGTAAATCCGGCAAGTGTTATTCCAAAAGAAGTGATGCATTAAAACAAATGAAAGCAATCAAAGCCAGCCAAAAACGGGGTTGAAGTATCTGAATAAAGATATAGAGATGGCACATAGCAGATCAGAATTAGAACAAGCGGTAGAGATAGCTAGGGAGATCAGGCAGAGGGAACGGTTTAATAAGATCGACTTCTACGATCCCTATCCCTACCAGCAGAACTTCCACGAAACTGGTGCGGATTGCAATCAACGTCTGCTAATGGCTGCTAACCGTATAGGCAAGTCCTATTGTGGTGCCGCAGAGGTTGCATACCACCTTACTGGGCTATATCCCAAGTGGTGGAAAGGCCGTAGGTATACTCAGCCCATTACTGCGTGGTGTGGCGGGGTATCAAACGAGACAACAAGAGATATTGTACAGGCGGAGTTATTGGGTTCCCCAGATGACCCGGAAGCCTTCGGTTCAGGTGCCATACCTAAAAAAACAATAGTAAAAACCGAACGCAAACCCGGTGTTCCTAACGCCAAATCGGTCGCCCTAATCAGGCACGTTAGCGGAGGGAACTCTTCTTTATTCTTCAAGGCCTATGAGATGGGTGTTGAAAAGTGGCAGGGCAGATCAGTAGATTGTGTCTGGTTGGATGAAGAGCCTAGCCGTGAGCTATATAGCCAAGCGGTGACAAGGACGCTAGATAGACGGGGTATGGTTTACATGACATTCACGCCTGAAAATGGAATGACAGAAACTGTAGCTTCCTTTATGAACCGTATCCAACCGGGCCAGTCCCTGACCAACGCTACATGGGACGATGCATCCGAGAGGATCATGTCCATGAATGGAGAGCCAGGGCATCTATCCGAAACCGTGATGACCCAGATTCTCTCAGCATACTCCCCGCATGAGAGGGAGATGCGTAGATACGGAAGACCATCTATAGGCTCCGGCCTTGTCTTCCCTGTATCAGAAGAAGATATAATGATTGATCCAATAAGGCTAGAAGATCACTGGCCTAGAATAGCTGCAATAGATTTTGGTTGGGATCATCCAACCGCATTGGTTTGGTGTGCTGTAGACAACGAGAGCGAAACCTTTTACATCTACGACTGCTACAGAGCTTCCAAAGCAAGTCCTACGGTTCATGCGCAAAATATACGAATGAGGCCGCATTTTATTCCCATAGCCTACCCACATGACGGAAATCGCAGGGATAGTATGGGAAACCCAGGACTAGCTGATCAGTACAGGAACTTAGGTTGTAACTTTATGCTGGAGCATTTCACTAATCCGCCAGCATTAGGAAGTAACAAAGGATCAAACTCCATAGAAGAGGGTTTGATGGCAATGCTTCAGAGTATAGAGGCTAAAAAGTTTAAGGTGTTTAACACTCTTGGAGACTGGTTTGAAGAGTTCAGGATGTATCACAGAAAAGACGGTAAGGTAGTTCCTTTGAGGGATGACCTTTTGAGTGCGACTCGATATGCGTTTCAGTCCCAACGATTTGCTATAGCTGGGGAAGACCCATCATGGACAATGGATGTAGAATATAGGAATTATGGAATTGTTTAATGGCTAAAGAAAAAATTACTGACGAAGAACTAATCACTAGAATCCGTAGCGAGGTTACAGGTTCTCTTGGTTATATGGGAGATACTATCTCTCAGCAGAGGGAACAGGCTATGTCGTATTACTATGGCTTACCCTTTGGCAACGAGATAGATGGCAGAAGCCAGTATGTAGACTCCACCGTACAGGATACCATTGAGTGGATAAAACCCTCTCTTATGAGAGTATTTGCCTCCGGCGATGAGATGGTTAAGTTTAACCCTCACGGCCCGGAAGACGTAGAAATGGCTAAACAGGCTACAGACTACGTTAATTACGTTTTTACAAAAGACAATCCGGGCTGGGAGATTATGTATTCTTGGTTTACGGATGCCTTGTTATCAAAGAATGGAATAGTAAAAGTCTGGTGGGAAGAGTATGAGGAAGATGAAAGAGAAGAGTATCATAACTTAGATGAGATTTCTTTGATCTCTCTCATCTCTGATGACGGTGTTGAGGTTGTAGAGCATACTGAAATAACTGATGGTGACCAACCCTACCATGATTTAGTAATAAAAAGAAAGAGTTATGATGGTCGGATAAAGATAGAGAATGTACCACCCTCCGAGTTCCTTATATCTAGAGAGTCTAAAAACTTACAGGATGCTAGATTTGTATGTCATCGAGTTCTGAAGACTTTATCAGAACTGCGGGAAATGTATCCTGATGAGAATTTAGAGGCAGAAGAGTTAGGCGGTGGTGATGACATGACCAACTTCTCTGCGGAGAGATTAGAGAGATACAAGTTTGATGAATCAGCACAATATTGGGAAGGCTGGGGAGATGCTGGATTCAACGAGGAAGAAGGTTTAAGAACATATTGGTTATATGAGTCTTTCCTAAAAACTGATTATGATGATGACGGTATTACAGAACTCAGGAAGATATGCAGCGTAGGAAATAAAATCCTACAGAATGATGCGATAGATAAAATCCCATTCGTATCCATTACCCCGGTAAAGATTCCTCATAAGTTCTTTGGTCTTTCAGTGGCTGATCTTGTTATGGACCTTCAGCTAATGAAGAGTACGCTCATGCGTAATCTCATGGATAATATGTACAACCAGAACTTTGGTCGCTATGCTGTTCTTGAAGGACAGGCTAACTTAGACGATCTTTTGACACAACGACCGGGCGGCGTAGTCAGGGTAAAATCCCCCCAAGCTGTCACCCCCTTGGCTACTCCCGCCCTTGAACCCTACTCGTTCCAGATGCTTGAGTACCTTGATGGTGTAAGGGAAGCCAGGGCCGGTGTATCTAAGATGTCGCAGGGGCTTGATGAAAATGCTCTCACATCGCATACTACAGCTACCGCTGTCAACGCTGTTATGGGTGCTGCACAAAGTCGAGTAGAACTAATTGCTCGCAACTTTGCTGAGACTGGTGTTAAAGATTTAATGATCTGCATTTACGAACTTCTGCATAAGAACCAGGACAAGAAGAGAATGATCATGTTGCGTAATGAGTGGATTCCTGTTCGACCTGATGTGTGGCGTGATAAGTTTGACTGCACAGTTAGTGTTGCTCTGGGAAGCGGTAATAAGGACCAACAGATGATGCATCTATCTCAGATGCTACAGTTTGCTGGTGAAGCGATGAAGGGTGGTCTACCTATAGTTTCTGTACAGAATATGTATAATCTTGGTGCATCACTTGTAAAAGCCATGGGGTTCCAGAATGTTGATGATTACTTGACAGACCCATCACAGATGCCCCCGCAAGAAGAAGAGCAAAACCCAGCAGAACAGGCTAAACTACTTGAGGCTCAGGTTAAACAGGAAGAGTTGAAGATCAAGTCTGCTGAAGTCCAGATTAAGGCTCAGAAGATTCAACAGGAGTATGAGAAACTTGCTATTGATACTCAACTCAAACAGCAGGAAATTAACATTGAGCGTGAGCAGAAACGCGCCGTAGCTATAGGTAGAACATGACACCAGAAGAAAGGGAACGAAGAGCGCAATCGCTCATAAACGACCCGTTGTTGAACGAAGCATTTGATGTACTGAAAGAAGATTTAATGAACCGTTGGAATCACAGTGGTTCGACAGATTTGCAAGCTAGAGAATCTATCTGGCTTGCAATGAGACTGCTTGATCGGATTCATGGTCATATAAACTCCATAGTAGAAACTGGACACATGGCTAAGATAATGGACAAGCAACACCCACACATCTGATAAAGGAATAAAAATTATGGCGGATACGCAAACTGCCCCGCAAGTACCGGCTGGATTACAGCCACCCACCGCGCCCGGAGGAAGTATAGCCGAGGCGCAAGAAGCATTACTCAGCCTATTGGAACCTGAAGAGGAAAAGCCTGAA